AACTCAAAGAAGATTTAGAAATAAAAAAAGGGTTGAAGAACGTAAGACAGGGCAAAAGAGTTTTGGATTTAAAAAAGGTGGTATAAATAAATAATGCCTGGTGGACTTAAAAAGAAATCATTAAGAACTGAACTTGATCTAACTCCTAAACAAAAAATGTTTGTAGAGATATACGTAAAAGATTGGGGATCAATTACACAAGCTGAAGCACTTAAACGTGCAGGCTATGTTTGCACTAATGAAAGAGATTATGGTTCTGTAGCATCAAGAATGTTATCGAGAAAACATAGTCCACACATTGCAAATTATTTTGACAAATTATTTGATCTTGAAAAAAAGAAATACGAGAGCGACAACCTAAGAAGATACAAAAGATTAGAACGAATTTCTGACAAAGCTGAAAAAGATAAACAATACGCTGCAGCAATTAATGCTGAGTATAGATCAGGACAATTAGCAGGTGCGTATGTTGATCGTAAAGAAGTAACTGTCAGTGGTTTGGAGGGTATGTCACGTGAAGAACTTGAGAAAAAACTTGAGGAACTGTCAAACAAGATCGATGGGTACAACGCCAAGACAATCGAGATTGAGTCAGAAGACGTTACAGCAATTGAAGAAGGCTAGCTGGTCAGATTGGTTAGACGCTTTTAACCAAGTACATAATTCAACCATCTTTACTTCAATAGGAAAAATTAAGGTTGAGATTGATGATTAAAAGAAAAATAGCAATGCCTAAAAAAGTTAAGCAAGAGATTGATAAGTATCCAATGGTCTCCGTTGAATGGTTTGATATTGTTTCGGACTCCTCGTGGTCTTCGTTCTCTGATGTTAAAAAAGCTAAATTAGCTACTTGCATCACTAAAGGTCACCTTCTCTCCCAGGCTAAAGGTGTTACAAGAATTTTTGGGGATTATTCATATAATGATAATAAAACTGAAATCGAATCAATCGGTAATACAACATTAATACCTAATTCAGTCATTAAGGAAATCAAAAAACTTACTTAATCATGAGCAATAAAAATGGGGAGGCTAGGCTATGGCAAAAAGTTAAAAATGGACTGACTGATTGCTTTTTAACCCGCATAGAATCTAGCACAATCAATGGTATTCCAGATGTCCACGCAGTAATGGGTAAAGAAGTTTTTTGGATGGAATTAAAATCAGATTCATTAAGTTATCCTAAGTTAAATAAATGGCAAATTGTTTGGATCAACAAGTATATAATGGCAGGTGGCAAAGTTATTATCTTGGATGAGACCCTCTTGAAGAAGACTCTTAAACTGTACAGACCGGTGTCCGTGTTTACTGATCCTCGTTCCCTCGTTGCATTTGCCTCGTTCTCGTTCCCGTTACAATGGCCACTGGTCCAGCAACGGATCCTTCAGGAGCTGGGATCTCCTCCTGATGCAGCCTGATCCTCGTTCTCGTTCCCTGGCCACTGAACTTTTCCCTCTTTGTTTGTTCAGTGGCCTGGGATCCAGCAGCAGGTGATACGGAAGCTCGTTTCTCGTTTTCGTTTCAACTAAACCTCGTTCTCGGACAAAGGACAGGTACAAGCACTGGCAGCCACAGATGTTACCAGCTGGCCAGGAGAACTTCAGGTTCGGAAAATTTAACAAAAAAGTTCTTGCAATTTATCCCATCGTATCTTATATAAGGTCTGTTAAACAAAGGAGGAACTATATGCGAAAAGAAGATCCAAGTAATGTAGTGTTCACCTGTGCGGAGCACAGTCTGGACATGTACTTCAAAGTAAAAGAGTATGAAAAGAAACCCGAGGCTAAGGATTTCGTTTACGTACGATTCGTACATGACGATCAGTTCGAGTCGATGTGGGTAAAGATCCACAAGGGCACGCAGCAGCAGGGCCACGGAGAAATAAACAATATACCTGTAAAACTATTAGATAGAAAACTTGGTGATACAGTAAGTTACAAAACAGATATGGAAGGAGTAACATGGGAAAACAAAAATTAAAAGATCTCGTAAAACAATTGAATGCGGACAACGCGCCACCCGATGGGTGGCATCCTGAAGACCAGGTCCCAGCAGCAGCTCCTGCTGAGGACAAACCCGAAGCCGGTAAAGTATACGCTCTTACTGGAGGTCCCGGTTCTCGCTGCATAGCAAACGGTAATACCTGGAAGGAGAGTGAGGTGAATCACGAGCTGGCAGCTAGTGATTCGGGAAAGGTCAGGTGAGCTTCGTTCTCGTTTACTTGGGGCTTTTGTTTCTCTTCCCTACATTCACATTGGCCAGCACTGGCATCCTGATCCTCGCCCTCGTTGGAGTACTCTGATGTCGTCTCGTTTCTCGGTTAGTCTAGAGCTGGCCAGTCGCTTCCTTCAGGACTGGCATCCCAGCCCAGCACGGAACTCTGCGTGGTACGAGCTGTGGGTTTTGCAGTTTAGAATGGTTCTAAAAGATAATTGTTGTAATGGTAGTGGGATTTGATAAGATGAAGTTGTCTAATAAATAAATGAAAGGAAAAGTTATGGGATTAGATCAACACGCACATCTTCGTGGTCATAAAGTAGATTGGGATAAATATTACGAAGATGATAAAGAGGAACAAGCTAAAGTTTTCGTGTGGAGAAAACACGCAAGACTTCAGCAATTCATGTCAAAAAAGTGGGACGAACAAAACCAAAGTCATGACCATAAAGGTATGCTTTCACATTTAGGTTTTAATGCAGATCAAGACGCGCCTGTTTATATTACCGAAGACGTTGTGAAAGAATTAGCCGAACAGATACAGAAAGACTTCAAAGATTACGTAGCCGAAGATGGTTTCTTTTGGGGTCAACAGTTCCAAGAAGAAAGTGTCAAGGAGTACAAGGAACAAGATATCAAGTTCTTGAAGTTCTGTGAACAAGCGATCAACGATAAAAAGGTCGTTGAATATTGGTGTAGTTGGTAATGAAAAAAATTAAAATCAACGAGGCGACAGCTGTCGCCTCGTCTCGTTCTCGGTCTGGAAATGGTAAAGCTGTACCAAAGTTAAAAGCTGGCCAGGCGCACCAGGAACGTTTCCTGAATTTTTTAATTAATGCATTAGGAGATAATAAAGATGTTAGTATTAGTATTGATGGAAATAAACCAAAGTCTATTAAAGAGATTAAAAAAAACTTTAATTAAGGGGTTGAATAAGATTAGATAAGATATATATTATTACTGTCAAACAAACAAAGAGGTAAAAATGACAAACGCAATAAAAAAGCTAAAGCAAGATGAAAAAAAAGTAGTTCTTGCTTATGCTCAGTTAAAGCTAAAGTCTAATAGACTAGCTAAAGAGTTAGACACAATGAAACAGAATGTTGTTGATGTGTTTAATAGAACAAATCAAAACTTAATCATTGTTCAAGACGAACAAGGGAATAGTTTTGGATTACAAAAAATAAATCGTAAAAGAAAGAAATTTGAAACTGCAAATTTCAAAATTGCTCATAATGATTTATTCAACAAGTTCTGTACTGAATTAGAGTACAGCGAATATAAAGCGATAGGGGATAACAATGCCCAATAATGATTTAATTAATATCGCTAACGTGTTAAGTGAAAGGCTTAACACGTCAACACCAACCTCATTAGCTGACATGGTTATTGAGAATGGACAAAAAAAACAACTCAACTATGAGATCATGTTTCAACTATTAATGGGTGAATGTGAAAAACATATACTTGAGAACGTTGGTAACCCTGTTGTAGATGAGTTCAAGGACAATGTATTAAAAAAGTTTAGTACATTAGTTCAAGCCCTACACAATAACGAATAACATTAACAACCAATGGCGTCTTAACTGACGCCATTGGTGTATCTAGCCTGTACTTATACAAGGCTCATTTCATTTATAAAAATCAAAAAAGCAGGTAGAAGTTACAGGTCACGCACAGCTAGGTGGCAACGCTGGGCGAACGGGTTTACAAAGTAGGATATATAAATATAGTAGGACCCCAAACGGTATGAAAATTAAACCTTGCACCTTAAGAGAAGCAAATGCGTTTGTTATAGAAAAACATAGACACTCTAAACAAGTACGGGGGTGTAAATTTTGTATTGGTGCATTAGTAAATAATAAATTAGTTGGTGTTGCAATTGTTGGTAGACCAGTAGCAAGAAAACTTGATGATGGTTTTGTTGGTGAGATTGTAAGAACTTGCACTGATGGTACCAAAAATATAAATAGTTTTTTGTATGGTGCTTGTGCTAGAATCTGGAAAGAAATGGGTGGTACAAAAATAATAACTTATACTCTTGAAACAGAAT